ATATTTCGTAAGACCGACGGGCACCGTCCTTTTGGTCGAGGTTGGTGAAGTACTTCGCCAAGTCGGCCATGAAGCCATCGGTGTTGGCCCACAGACCTCCTATGCTGCCGTCCTTGGTCAGTTCCTTGGTCAGAGCATTACGCACCTTGGTGATGTCGATCACCTTGACCAGCGGGTTGTCTGCCTTGGAGAGGTAGAAGGCATACGGCAGTACCTCGCGCTCGCTGACACGGATGCCGCTGTCGTACTTCGGAGAGTACTTCTTGGTGATCCGGTTGTACGCACGCTTGAGCGCTGCGCTATAGACCACGTGAATGCTATTGCCGGCATCCATGGCCGCATTGACTCCCCGGATCTTGTCCTTCATCCGGCTGCTGATCGACTGGGACTGATCAATGGCAGACAACTGCTCGGGACTGAATCGTCCCATGAATGCACCATCGACCACACGGGCTCCCGGGATGTTCTCGGCAATGGAACGCAAGGAACTCATGTCCTTGTCGTCGCGTGCCCGAATCTCATCGGTAGACAGGTTTCTGATGGTGCCATCGGGCATCTGCTCGGCCACACCCATGTCTACCAGCTCCCGACCTGCAAGCGGGTTGGCAACGTCTTCCGGTTTCAGGACACGTCCGCCCTGTTCCGACTCCAGCATGATCTTCTCATCAAGCCGTTTCCGAGCACGCAACAAGTCGCGCAGCATGGCGTTCACCTGAGGCGAGGCCTGCTTCAAATCAGGGAACAGCACCGAGTCGGTCGGCTTCACGCCAAACGTGCGCTCAATCGACGCTGCAGCGTTTGCAATGGCCTTGCTGGCATTCTGCGTCAGAGCAGCGTCCAGAAGCTGTCTGCTAAGGCCGGTGAAGCCCTTCAGCATTGCGTCCGGCTTCTGACCGGCAATCAACGCTGCGAAGTGTTCCGCGGCCAACTCGGAGGCGATGTAGTCCGCCTTCTTGTTGATGGTGTCGAACTGGGCCAGCTCATCGGCTCGCTGTTTGTTTCCAGCAGCCAGTTTGTCGCGGTACTCGTTGAACCGAGCCTCAATCTCGGCATCGTTGAATACGCCATCGGCCAGCTTGCGGATGACGTCGCCTTCCTGAATCCAACGGCCCACCAGAGCGTTCTTGATCTCGGTGGCACCACCGGAGAGCTGCTGGCTCTTCTCAAGCGCATGGAACAGCTCGTGACCGAGAGTGTACAACGGGCTGTCGCCTTTGCCTTTCCCGAGGATGTCGGCATTGATGACGATGGTCGGGCGGTCGCCAATCTCGACCTGAACGCCACGGGCGCGGCCCTTGTACTGATCAACAAAGTCGGCGTCCGAAAGATACCGGATGTCGATGTCGCCAAACTGGCCTTTCACCAGATCGCCGACGTCCATGAGCGCCGATGCAGTATCTACGCCGTGCGCATCTCGGACACGCTCAAACAGCGCCTTGGTAGTCGGGTCCTGCTGGGCATCAATGAAGCGCCCCAAGTCGCCAGCACGGGCTTCCTTGGCGGCAGCGCCGGTGAGCTTCTGGTACATCCGGCCACCAAGAGCACCGGCTGCACCCTGAACACCGCCAGAACCAAGGCCTGCAGCAGCCCCTTCTTCACCACCGGACAAATAGCCCAAGCCTGTACCAATGGCTGCGCCTTCAATACCTCCGGCGATACTCCTCAGTGAGGCATCCAAGGCAGCGTCACCGCCGTACTGCCCGACCACGCCGAGCATACGCTGGCGCAGGTTGGCACCCGGGGCAGCACCGATGGCTTCCAGTGGCCCGATGCGCGAAGGCTGGGTCATCAGGTTCTCGCCAGCACGGGCCAGTGCCTCACCAGCTTCGCGTGCGGTACGGATGCCTGCAGGGATGGCAGCGAAGGCAGCGGCCTCCGGTGCAATGCCTAGGGCACCTGCAATACCGGCAGTGGCCGCGGTGCTACGGAGCGCTTCAGGAGCCATTCCAAGCGCTTCCGCTGTCATGCGCTCGGCAGCACCGGCAACGCGCTCCAGAGGCCTTGCAGCGCCAGCAATGGCACGTCCTGCGAGTTGGGTGCCTTTACCGACAGCACGGGTGGCGAGTTTGCCTGCGCCGAATACCTCACCGATACCGGGGAGAGCCAGTGTCGGGTCAAGAATCATCGACACGCCCTGAACGAACTCTGGGTTGGTCAGTTCAGGCGGAACGAATAGTCCTTCCTCGCCACGCTCAAGTCGGGCTGTGGTGTTGGCGAAGTCCCGAGCATCAAGGAACTGTTGATAGCGGGACTCGGGAGTGCCGGTGCCTGCAACTAGATCCTTGAATCGAAACAATGCGGACGATGGGTCCTGCGATTGCGCAACCAAACCGTAGAGCTGGCGGGTGCCTTGGGCCGCGCCCTCGATGTAGTTGAGCGGATTGGCGACAGCGCCCTGCGCGCCTTCAGCAACAGCGCCGCCAATCATTCCAGCCGCGGCATCTACAGATTTAGCAATCGTGTCGATCCAGTCGACCTGTTTGCTCTTGGAGTACTCCTCGAACTTCAGGTAGTCGTCCTGAGTCGGCTGATAGGACGGATCCTGCATTGCCAGTGAGATATCCTCACCAGTCAATGGCGCATCCAGCAGGCTCTCGACGCTGTCTGCTGGTTGAGGTCCGAGCAACGAGTCGACGTCCGCTTGGGATAGGGTCATTTGAGAGATTGGAGTTCTTGAGCGGCCTGCTGACGGGTGATCGCACCGGAGTTCATCCGAGCGCGAATAGAAGCAACACGGGGATCAGAAGCGAGCGAAGAGCGAGACTGTCCCGCTTGAGGAGTTGAAACCTGCAGCCCGAGGCTCTGTGCGCGGGTTGTGATACCGTTGGTCGCACGAGACAGCAGGCCTTCCAGCGCCTTCTTGTTGGATGAAGACAGGCTGAAGATGTCGGTGGGATTCCGGACAATGCTTTCAAGCATCTTACGGTCGCTGTCGGTAACAGTACCCGGCCCAAGGATATCCAAGCGCATTGCCCCCTGCACGGTACGGGCAAGCTGATCAGCCTCTGCCTTGATCTGCGGAGTCTGTTGGGTGCCAGCACCCATATTGGCGATCTCAATCAACCGACCGAGATCACGGCGGGAAGTCAGTAGGTTGGAATACTGCTCGCGGAACGTCTCAGCCTCCTTGGCAGAAGGCGCGGTTCCTTTGAACTCAGGGAAGTCGATGGTGAGCCCCCTGATCTTAAGCATATCGTCAATGTTCGTATCCTTCCTTGGAACGAACTGCTCCTTTCCTCCAAAGCGAACCACAGATCCCAAATCGCGCACCTGCTCGACAGTAGTCGGCTGCGGAGTTCCTGTGGCCTCCAGCACGCCTCGGATGGCCTCAGGATTGATCGGAACATTGAAACGCTGGAATACATCAATCGCCTGCCTGAAGCGGTCCTGATACGGCACAGCCTGCGTCTCGGTAGTCGCACGAGGAATTGGCTGAGACTCGAAAAGCGGTGCCTCTTGTTTTGTAATCGGTGCAATGCCTGCAGGCGCAGGAGCCTGCACACCGGGAGCTTGCGTAAACTGTGCGCGATTAGTGCCTGCAGGAATCGGCATGATGTTGCGACCGAGTCCGGCAGCATACTGCTCAACTCCACCAAAACGCATTCCACCAAAAGTCGGGCCTTGAGGAGCTTGAGGTGCGGGAGGCTGCTGCATTGCCGCACCCGGGATCTGCTGCACCTGATAGAACGGAGTGTAGGGCTGCTGCTCCGCGGGAATGTTCAGGCTGCTCGTAATGAACGCGGGAGCGGCGGGAACGGTCATTTCCTGCTGCGTAGGAAGCTGTGCGACCTGAGAGATAGCCTGCTCGGTTGCCCTGCGACGGTCTTCGGCTTCCTGAGCGGTCTGCAAGTTGAAACGGGCGGCAGTGGCTTGTAGATCCTGCATCTCCCGAGCCTTGGCCTTATCAGCCCGATCCAAGAAGAACTCAGCATTTAGCAATGCGGCCTTCTTCTGCGGTGTCGACATCGAACCAAACTTCTTGATGTCGCCTAGGATCTTCGACTCAGGGCTTCGCTCGTCCATCACGTTGCCTGACTGGGCCATGCTCTGCAGGTACGGAGCCAGCGACTCCAGACGCTGAGTAAGGAACTCGCTCTCGGCCTTGTTCTGCCCATAGCGCTGCAGCGACTCGCCAATGGCATTGCCGATCTGCTGGATACCAGCGCCGATGTTGCGACCCGATTGAGCGTAGGACTCAATGAATCCTGAAGGCACGGCAGAGGGTCCGCCGCCTTGGTAGCCTGCTGAATAGCCGTATTGAGCCATAAGATTAGCCTCCACCAAAGAGTTTACCGAAACCGCCAGCGGATCCAGCTCCGCTGAATATTCCGCCGCCAATGCTTCCCAAAGCACCGAGGCCACCACCGATCAGGCCTGAAGTAGCAGAAGCACCAGCAGCGTTTGCCGCCATCTGCGCCTGCTGATTTCCGCCGTAGATGTTGGCAGCGTAGGCACTCTCAGGATTGAACAACTGGCCGGGGTTGAAGCCCTGAGCCTGCCCGAGGAATCCCTGAGATCCGGCGAAAGCCTGCGACGGGCGACCGAGCACCTGCTGGAAGACGTCTCCGTAGACAGCCTGACCTGCCTGCAGTGCGCCCATGGCCTGCTGCTGGCGCTGCTGTTGCAATCCAGCACCGACCATCTGCGAGCGCAGCGCCTCTTGGAACGCAGCATTCGGGCTCTGGGCAATACCACGGGCAGAGGAGGCCATACGGGCCTGCTGCTGCGCCATACGCTGCTGCTCTGGCGTCAACTGGCTACCGGCCAAAAGGCTGGAAGTAGCGTTGCGAGCGAGGATGTCAGCAATCTGCGTCTGTTCCGGAGCAAAGCCTTGAATCGCGGCACGAGCTTGAGGCCCGAGCTTGGCAATATCGGCAATGTCACCGGCACGTGAGCGTGAGCGTGCAGCAGCCTCGACCTCGCCCATCGTCGGGGCGATCTGGTCTCGGTACATAGCCAGCAACTCCGGAGTGGCCTGTCGCAACAGGTCCAACTGAAGCGCTTGGTACTTGGGCGCAAACTGGGCTTCCGCGGCATACTTCTCCGGTGCCAGATCAAGCTGGGTTCGGAGAGTGTCCCGAGTTTCTTGGGCGTAGTTGCGTGGTGCTGGTGCGTCGACTGTCATAGGTGCTTGGATGCCACTCTGTAGATCGGCATTGAGCCTTTCGGATAGGTGGTCAGTTTTCCGTTGCGATACCCGATGGCCGGGAGGATTGCCGACTCGGGTCGGTCGTGAAAGAACTTAGCCGCCACAGCCATAGCGAATACCGCGCTGTCGGCAGCGAACTGGTGCCAGTACCAGTGGTCGCCATTGGGGTCGCTGGCCTGCCACGTCCATGGCTTAGGCTCCGGACCCATCTGACGCCAGCCTACCAGCACGGCCACCACGTGGTCGTCCTGAGTGGCGATCTTGAGCGTGCCCTGCTGTGCATGGAACAGCACGTAGTCCTCCAGCGCCTCCCGGGTCCAGCCTTGGAAGCTGTCGGGGAGTTTGCGGAGGAGGTAGTCTGTGATCTGGGGGATCAAACGAGGATCTCTTGGAGGATTACCTGAGAGGTGGCTCTGGTGTAACCGTTTTCGTATTGCTCATTAGCGTCACCCAATGTTCGGTTGAGAAAAAGAACCACATTTCCATAACTATAACACTTTATACGATACGTGACGCTGGAAGTTGTGTTTGGTGAATCAAGGAACGAGATTACTATGTTTGCCTGCGTGGAGTTTGTATCAGTATCAAACGGCATTACTTTTATTCCGTTTGTCCTTGTCTCAGGATTGATAGGAACACCGAGTTCAGTAACGGTTGATCCAACAACACGCTCAAGGATAAACGCAGTAACCTCGTAGCATTCGCAACTGAAGTTGAACTGCACAAGAATCTTAGAAGCAGCCTCTTGTGGAGTTATGCTTGTCGTAAGAGCAGAAAGTATTACAGCGTTTGCTCTTACGTTCGGAACATTGTACGTGGCCGTTCCTTCAAAGTTTGTAAAAGCAGTCCGCGGCCTCAATGACGTCAGAGATCCAGCAGACAGCGTCAGTCCAGTTCCGACTGTGATTTCCTCAATGTCTCCAGATGAAGCAGTAGTTCGACCAAGCAGCTTGTTGGTGTTGATCGCCTGAAACTTGGCAATGGTAACCGCTCGCGCACCAATCTTGCCCTCAACAACAGCCCCAGTGCCGATGTTAACCGTGCTGGCAGTGAACGTCAGGTCGGTTGAACTCAAAGCCACTGGGCTCGCGCTTGCACCGCTACCATTTCCTACAAGCGTTGCGTTGGCTTGAGACTTGAGCGAAGTCAGGTCGACCGATCCAGAGCTAATCGACAGCGAACCGCCATCGACCGTGCCCGTGACGTCGACGCTCGGTGTACCGAGCAGGTTGAGCGTGCTGGCATCCAGCGTAGTGGATGACGTGACGGTGGTTCCCGGTGTGACTGTGACGAAGAGTGGCATAGGTTAGACGTCGGTTTTGCCGTAGAGTCTGAAAGGAATGGCGATGGACTTCAACGAGTGGATGTTGAGCGCACCTGTGGTAGTGGTGACCACTGGCTGCATGGTAATGGAGTGCCTACGCAGGCGAGCCTTCTGTGAGAATGACTGCACGAGGCCTGCCTTGAATCCGGAAGTGTTGCACCGCAAACCGGGAAGCGTTGAGTAGTCTTCTCGGAACGGAGCGAGGAAGTTGTTGCCGGAGTTGTTGGTCGCAAAGGTGCCCGAGCCATAGGTGTAGTACGCTGTGCGGCTCTTGGTCTCGTTTGTTGCGATTGCGTAGGTCTCGTTCACGCCATCGAAGACAGCGCTCATGGAGTACGTGGGGTTCCAACTACTCAACTCAAACTGAACGAACGTCCACTGCTTGTGGTCGACATTGTCTTCCCCGGTGTGTCCGCGGAAGTAGACCGTGGTCGCAATTTGCTGGATGGACCCAGCCAGTGTGCGGTCCTGCAGCGCATTCAGGTCGAAGTTGTGAATGAATCCACTCTCATCGGCCCAGCACAGCGTGTCGGTGCCTGCAACGATGATGCGCGTGTAGTACCGCGGGATCAGTAGCGAGCCTTCCCAGTAGCCTTCCCACGCTTGGTTCAGGAAGTTGTAGACCAGTGTGCGCTGGTTGGTGCCGTTGCCGCCTTCGACAGGCACGCTCAGGATGTAGCGGTTGTTGAAGTAGGCACCGCAGGACTTCTCCCAGTTGGCTTGGTCAATTTCTTCGATGACGTCCTGAATAGGATCGGACAGCGGGAGAACCACCGACTGGCTTATACCAAACTCGGTCTGCTTCAGCGAGATGACTCCGCGCTGCGACAGGAAGATGATATCCGACCCCGTAGAAGCGATAGAAGACTGACTGACGCATCCAAACTCCCGGGTGACCTCAGTAAGGCGGGTAGTGGACAAGTCGCCGTAGAGGTTCTCCACAGCCAAAATAGAGCGCTCCTTGAAAACGATCAGCGTGGTCGTGTTGAACGGATACAAGGCCACCACAGCGTCGTTCGCCCCGGTGTTCAACTTAAACTCATTCAGGATCGGGCTGTAGTGCAGCGGATCCAACACATCCGAGACTGCGAGGTAGTCGGGTCCGTAGAGCAGCAGCAGGCGGTTCTGAAAGTATAACCCCTCACGGCCTGCCGGTACGTTTGCTCCGGAGGCCGAGGACTTCTTGATCGTGCCTGTAATGGATGCTGACGTGATGTCGACGAGAGTCGAAGGCATCGAAGGAGCCACCGTGATCGCAGTGTAGTTGCTTCCGGGATCTACGATGGTGGTCGATGTGACCTTGCCGTCGGTGATCGTGGTGGTAGCACTGGCGTTTGAGCCTGCACCAGCAGTCAGCGTGAGCGTAGGTGCTGTGATGTACCCAGCGCCCTGATTGATCACAGTGAGCGCTGTCAGACCGTCGGTGGTCGGTGTGCTGATCGTAATCGTGGCAAGCGTCGGAGAATATCCGGAACCACCGTTGACGATGGTGTATCCAGTCACCTTGCCGTTAGCCACCGTCAGCGTGATGTTAGCTCCGGATCCACCGCCACCGTTTGCGTTCACAGTAGCTGTCGCGCTCACATACCCTGCACCAGCGTTTGTAATGCTTACTCCGGTGATTGTTCCGGAACCGTTGATCGTCAGCGTGGCAAGCGCCGTGGTTCGGCCAATAGTGGCCGTAATTACCGCACGCTCCGCGGTGTTCAGCGAGTCGGTTTCCTCAGTGTTTCCGCTGAACAGCTTCAGCGAGTTCTTGTCGCTCGGAAATACGTAGTAGATGCCGTTGCTAACGCCTCCGGACACGGTGACGTTGCTGATCGTAACCTGATCGCCGGGAACGAACGGATGGTTCGGTACGGTGATCGTGTCGTCAGTGGTCGATGAGGCCACGATAGCATTCACCGATGCTACACGGTTGAAACCGTTGTCGAGAGCCGAGACGGGGATTCCTGCTTCGTATGACCCCTCCATGATCAGCGGAAGGCCGTCGTTGTAGAAGTCCGATACTCCCTGCGTCACCTCGTAGCCGGTGGTGTTGTTTGCCAGCTCAAAGTAGTACCGATTGGAAGACGTGAGACCTGTGTTTAGCTCTACCTTGTTGGTTCCATCCTGAGCGTTGGCTAGGCTCAAGTGCAGCGTGCAGACGCCGCCAGCCTTCACGTTGACAAACAAACCGAATCCCTGACCTGAAGATGTGGATGAAATCCACAATGCAGGCGCAGTTCCTATCTGGAAGACACGCACGCGATCACCAGTCTGAAGGTCTGGTGTGACATTCAATGTCACAGTGTCCGTGGTCGAGTTGGTGTCCGCTCCTGTGAAGTAGTACCGAGCATTCCCCGGGCGCAGCATGACCACAGCATTGGTGGCCTGCATTAGGCGCACCGGGCTGTAGATGTCGTGCCCGTTCATCGGGATCTCCAAGTGCGATTGATTGGGTCGCACAAGGTACATCCTGCCCTGCCCACCGTCTGAAGTGCGCACCTCGTTGGTGGCTACAATCAGTGCTTGGTAGCCGGTGTCCGGATCGCGGAAAGGAAGGATGCCTAGGATGTCTGTGAAGGCTCTTGTGGTCCCGTAGAACTGAATGTTCCGATTTGTTGCAGGACCAAGAGAGATGGCCGCGGTGGACATCATCGCATTGGTGTTGTTGTCGTAAAGGCATCGCGTGCCATTAGGAAACACCAACGTGTTGGAACTGCTGTCCGAGCAAATGATCGTATTGTTCGGGATGATTGCTCCGGTGACCACCTGTGTCTCAGGTGATCCCGACGTGACAATTACAGACCGAGTGAACGTGTTCCACTTGCCTCCCCACTTGGGCTGCACGATGCCCCAGCGGTTCTTGATGAGCTGATCCTGAAACGTCCTGTTGATCGCCTGACTGACAAACTGCGGCGGCACCTGATTGGGATCTAGGCGCGAGATTACGCCTTTGAACCCATCGTCGGTCGAGATGATCTCGGGAAGGTCAGGCATATCAGCGGTTCGGGACGATGATCTGGCGCACGTACTTCTCCTGTGTGGCGACCTTGTCGATCTCCTTGGTTAGCTCGATCTCACCGAGTTCCAAGAAGGTCGTACCGAGGTCAACCTTGCCATCGACTCGAAGCATCTGTCCCGCTGACTTCAACGAGCAGACTTCAACGAACCGATACGGGAAAGCGTAGGCGCTGGCCTCGCCAGCAGTCGAGAGCAGTGGTGGGCTCTTGCGGAACTCAATCCAAGCATAAGGCAGCTCCTCCTCAACGAGGATGCCGTCATCGGTCAGCGTGTAGGTGGGCTCCTGCTGACGCCACGTCACCCGAGGATCACCCGGCCACACACTGAACGTCTCGCCAATCTCAACAGTACGAGTGGTGCCATCAGGGTTGGTCTGCTGGTTGATGTAGCGCAGGAACTTGTTCAGTTGTCCCCACGATGACGTGCTGGTCGGGAGAGTGCCTGCAGCCGCGGTAGCATAGAGCGCGTAGTACTCCTGAGTGTCGGGGTAGAGTACAATGTCTCCGATGTTGTAGACCTTGGTGGTGCTCCAATCGCCATTGGAGTTTCCGTAGGTAGGCTTGGCTTCAGCCCAGAACTGCGAGTTGAGCGTGCCGTTGGGGCCGTTCAGCGTTGGGGGATTGCCCGAGTTGGCTGCGCCGACGTACTGGTAGTACTTCTGCTCAGTCTTAAAGTAGATGACGGTGCCCTGCGAGTACGTAGTCGCCGCACTGTAGTTCGGCGCAAAGAACTCCTGCTGATACACGGTCTGCTCGGGCCAGTTGAAGCACTCCCACGCGCTCCGTAATGACATGGAGATGAACGTGCGGAAGAGGTTGGCCTCTTCGGTCGTCAGCGTAGAGAAAACGCGCCCAGTAAGCTCGCAGGCGCGTTGCAGCACGTAATCGTAAGAGACTGTTCTCATTTCCAAGCCTTGCAGGACCAGTATTTAGCCGACAGCTTGCTGCCGGGGTTGTCGCATCCATGCCGAGCCATGAAGCTCTTCTTGTGCTCGGGCAAGTGCTTCTTGATGCTCATGTCGGGATCTCCAAAACGCACCAACTTAACCTTGTCTCCTTCCTTAGCGAGCACGGCGGACTTCTTGGACTCCCCGGGGGTTGCCTTGGGCTTGTTGTAGCCGGAGAACTTGTTGCCCTTGTAGTTGATCATTTGCTCTTTGGAAGTGCGTACCAACCTGCAGGAATTACAACCGTCGCCGGCCCGACCAGCTTCTGGTTCTTGTCGAAGGAATAGACGCTGGCCTTGGTAGGTTTAGCCAGCATCACGGGATCACCGTTTGGGACCATTACCACCGTTGTCTGGCAGGCCGGGAAGATCGGCAATGCGAGCATCCAGATCAGCCTTGAGCTTCTTAGGTGCTTTGCCGTGGTCGACATCGGGTGGTGGTGTTTCTCGGATCCAGTCCAGCAGAGCCTTCAGGATCTGGTAGATCCAGTTCACTCGGGCTTCTTGAGTTCCAACTTCTCCGAGGCGTCCTTAGCCATGACCAATCCGAAACCGGCAGAGATCGCGGCAATGGTGGACGTGATGTCGACCGAGGTGGTCGGGTCGCCGTCGAAGATAGCCTTCAAGGTTCCGCCAACAGCAACGAGGATGGCTCCGATACCGGCGATAGTGGTCTTGGTGTTCTTCATTTCTTGATGGCTTTGTAGAGGGCAACACAGGCCGCAATGAGACCAACCACGGCGGAGATGAAGCGGATGCCGTCGGTAAGCTGGGGGAGCAGCGAGGCTGCTGTAGCCGCCGCCGCGGTGCTCAGTGAGAGCGCCAGTCCATTCGTTCCGCCGTGGTTGGTTGCGTCCATGTTACTCAGACTTGGGTTGTGCTGCTGCGACGATGATGTCGACCAGCGGTAGGCCGGCCTTGGCGTTGGCGATTCCGCCAGCCTTGATTGCGATGTCTATGAGCTGGATCAGTTGTTGAGCATGCTCCTGCGTGAGTTCGATCTTGATCATATCAGATCGAAGTGTCGGAAACGACAGGCTGCTCCGCAACCAAAACCGGCTCCACCTGAGGCAACATCGGAGGCACGATCATGGCGGGAGGCACCCACGGCAGCGGCAGCACCACAACCGGCGGGTCGATCTGATTCTCGATCTGCGCGGTGACGTTCGCCTCAATCGCGTTCTGATCGACTCCGTTGGCGTAGCACCAACCGAGAACCTGTTCCTGCGTCAAATCAGGATAAGGCGTGAAGCTACCACTCGGAGGAGCGAATGAGCAGCTACCGTAGCACGTTCCAGAGAACGATTCCTGCGAGCCGTTGCAACGCCAATCGGCGGTGATTACGACATCGGTGTTGGTGCCTTCGGTCGGTTTAACGAGAAGGCGTTCGATGAGCCAGAGGATGGTCATATTGGTATTGGTTAGGCGGCTGCGATGGTGGTGATAGTGCCAGACGATCCACGGTACTTTAGCGCACCGGCTTCGACGTAGAGTTGACCGCCAGTGACGTTCGCCGTGGGAGCGGTTCCGTTGGCAATCTGGATTGTCTTAGCAGCGGTGGTTCCGGCGGTGGCAAGACCCACCAGCAAATTCCCCGACGCATCCAGCGTCATTTTGGCCGTTGCGAAGTCGGTGATTTCCGCGTCCGCAGCACCGGAAGCGGCAGTGTACCACAAATGGGAATTGGCTGCTTGGACGTATTGGGCAGCGGCATTTGCTGTTACATATTCCCAACGGCTATTAACTGAATCGTAATAACCATTATTTCCAACCTGAACAAACGGTGCGGTTGAAAACGAATTGGATGTTGCTGAAATGTATGCGCCGCGATTGTTGATCTGAATCGCTTTGAAAGTGCTATCCCACGCACTCGACGTAACTCCGATGCCAAGTCCGGTGGAGTTGAGGGTCATCCGAGTGCCGCCTGCGCCGTCGCTCCATGTGAACACGCCGAGTTGAGCCATGCGATATTGCTCAATGTTGTTCACGCGCAGAACCAAAGGATCGGTAGTGGTGGTTCCAAGAAAAGCAACATTTCCCGAAGAAACAGCTCTAAGAGTGGTTGTTCCATCACTGAAATTAGCTCCACCAACAACGTGCAGTTCGGCTACCGGAGTCGCCGTGCCAATACCCACCCGATCAGGATATCCAGCCGGATTAACCACCAGCGTCGAGGTATCCACCGTCAGTGCGCCGGTGATGGTGGCGGAGGCGAGGGTGGCGGTGCCGCCGGAACCTAGGATCTGGTTGGTGGTGATCTTCTTGGTGGTGCCGGTGACGTCGACCACTGGCAACACATCGGTAGCCGGGGTCAGCGTCGTGATCGCTGTCAGTTGGGATATCTTTAGGTCTGCCATGTTAGTAGATTGCTAGAACGAGTTTGCCGCCGTCTTCCTGTACTAGGAAATCACCGGCTTCAGTGAGTAGTGAATCGAATGTTCCGAAAGTGATGACGAGGTGTCCGCCGTCTTCCTGCACCAAGTAGTCGCCGTTCTCGCAAAGGATGTCGCGCCGCTCAATCGGAGGATCAGGCGGAATGCCGCCGGCACCCAAGCGGTGCGGCTGGCCCAAACCTAGTCCTAGTCCGAGGCGAGACATTAAGCGTACTTGCGGTTATAAGCGATCAGCGAGCCGCTGCTGACCGTCACAGACGTCCAGACGCCAGCGATCTCATCGCCAGCCTGCAGCGTCACGCCGGCAGGGAAATTGGTGATGTTGGAAGTGGTCGCCCCGAGGATGGTAATCTCAAGAGCGTGCAATGCCTGCCAGCTACCAGTCACGGTGCCGGATGCGCTGGAGATGTACCTGCCGCCGTACTCTCCGGAAAGCTGACGATTGGATCCAACATTCATAATGCGAACTTCTGACTGCTTCTTTTGCTACCACTCCAGCCGACTTGCAAGCGTGTACCTCCGCATTTCACCCGGGTCTCTGGATTGTCACGCTCGACTTCATTCAGGAACTGGTTGTCCTTCCAGCAATCGTACCCGAGCTTGGTGCCCCAGTAATGGTACAGCGTGGGGTCGATACGCATCCGCAAACGGCCAATGCCATCAATGGATTTGCGGTCGATCTCGTTGCTCTGCTTGGCGATCTTCTTCTGCTGAATGCCAGCGTTGACCCAGTCCTTGTTAAGACCGTGACAGAGTTCTTCGATCACCTGCGAACGAAGATTACCCGGGAGATCATCAAGCGATGCTGCGATTGCTGTGGAAAGTGAGTCGGCCATGTTGCTGGGGATTGTAAGTTACTAAAAAGGGGGATGCCACCGGAACTTTCCAGCAACATCCCCCACTGTCAAAACAGAGACTAGCTCGCGCCGTTGAACATACCAAAGCCGCTCGGGTTTTTGACCACGAGACCGGCAATGGCCTGCACCAGACGGGCAGGGCCACCACCAGAGTCAGGCAGTGTCAGAACCTCGGGCAACTTGCTGTAGCGGATCTCCAACATATCCATCGGGATCACGTAGCCCTTGTAGGCCTGAGACGCCAGAGTAGAACCGCTCTTTTGACCGATGAAGGTCGACGGATGCAGTACGAGACGACCAAAGTCGCCCTCGAAAATATCGATAGAAGACTTGAACGTGTCGCTCGACAGCTCTTGGTTGAAGGTGCGGACAGAGGTCGCAGCAATGGTGCTGGTGTTGGCCGTGGTGGCAGTAGCACCAGCCGTGAGGTTGGTGAACGCACGCTTGAGCGTGGTGCCCAAGAGCGCATCGTAATCGCGGAACACGCCAGTGTTGCCATAGATGGCAGTCAACACGTTCTGCACGGTAGCCTCGGTGAACGAAGCAGACGCGGTGGTGTCGATAGCCGCGGCAGCGGGGAGGAACACAGAACCAGAAGCGCAAGCGCCGATGTTGCTGGAGTTGGTGCTGGTCAACCAGTTACCAAGCGAGCCAGTCAGATACGGAACACCACCAGTGCCGGTGTCGGCCTGCGAGGCTTGGTTCGTACAAGCGAAAGTCGCTTCCATGTCGCGCTTCAGCTCAACGAGCTTCTTAGCAACACCGTTGGCAATTTCGTTAGTGACGCCAGCGACATCCTGAGTCTGAGCGATGAAGCCAACACGCAGATCGCGGCGGAACACCTGAGCGTAGTTGTTCAGGCGGGTCCGGTTCTGCACCGGGTTGGACGCACTGGAGACGGTCACGTCGGTGCCGTCGATCACGCCCTGCAACTGCGGGGCCTGATAATTGTCCACGAGCCAAGAAAACTGGGCGTTGCCCAGATCTTTTCCTTTGGGGGCCATGGACACGAGCGGGGTCGACTTCTGGTCGACAATGGCGATGTAGTCCGCGAGATCTTCACGAGCCGCGGAGGTGGAAGCGAGCGGAACAGATCCGCCCTGATTAGGTTGCAACAGAGGCATAACTAGAACTTAAGTATTTGAGCCAATTCGGAGACACTTCCGGATTTCAAGAACTTGGATTTAGCGGCATCGCGCTGGGCTGTGGCTGCATCTTTCTTCATCGGAGCAGCAGTCGGTCTACCGGGCTGTGACGGGGCCTTCTTCGGCAGTGCGGCGGGTTTGCCTTTTGCCGATTCACGCTCCAGTCGCAGCTTGCGTCCTTCAAGGAAGTCACCGACCAGCACCTGATACTCGGGCATCTGCGAGATTTGCGGCAACTGCCGCAACACCTGCTGTGCCGCCGTGTACTCGGCGCTGGAGCGATCCCGCCACCAAGGATACAACTGCTCCGCGATAGGCTTGATCTGCTTGTAGTTTTGCAAAAAGCGAGCACGGTTCGGAATGTGCAGATCCAGCGCATCTTCGACACGCCTGCGGATCTGTTTCACGTCCTCCGCGCTGTACTCCTTGCCCTCTACTTCGCACCCGTCGCTATTGTCCTCGCACCACCGGCGCAGATTACGGGCCTTGGAGTACTCGTCATTGAGCTTCCCCTCATCCCACACATCAGCGAACGGATCCTGCGATGAAGCAACGGCAACAGGACGCTCAGATGCGGCCTGATCCAGCTTCGATTTCGCGTCGTTAAGCTCCCGTTCAAGTGCCTCGGCCTTCTCCAGCGCCTCTTTCTTCTGGCGCGTGAGCTTGTCGATGCGCTTCTTGAAGCCCAACGATTCGTCCTCGTTCTTGTCTTCTGAAAGAACCTCCTCAGGCGACTCGGCCTGAGATTCCATTTCATCGGTTGGATCCGATTCCTCGGCCTGAACATCCGCACTCGCGGCATCGGGCTCCGGAGACTGTTCCTCGACGTTCTGCACCGGCTTCTCTTCAGCCCCGCTGAAGCGTTCCTTCAGCACCTTTGCCAATGCCGCCTCATCGAAGGTAAGCGGATTGAGTGGGGGCCTTCCCGTGTTGTTATGGGGTGTCGCTTCCCCTTCGTTCTGGTTATCCATGCTGTTTTGAGCCTAGCAAGTCGGCTGTTTTAACCATGGTTGATACGCCAACCAAGAAGCGTTGTACTAGTGAGATCAAATTGCTGACTAGTTGTCAACATTCTCACTCTTCAATGTGTTGATATACAACTGAAGGTCTTTGATAGATGCGGCTCTGCCACAGTTATAGGCTCTGCCATTAGCATCTAGGTCTGAAAGTATTGCCGAATTGGTCTCGGACTCTAGCTGGTCGTCGACGATCTGCTGAATGGCGAGCAAAAGCGGGTTCTGTTCGCCTGCTGAACGGAAGATTTCGACCAGTTTCTCGACTGAATAGCGGTTCATTGTACTCCAAGGCGTCCGGTGACTGCGTTTTGCTGTTGTTGCACTGAGAACTGCAGATTCTCAAGGTACTTTTGCAGATTCGCTTGGAAAAGCGGGTCCTGCTGTAGTTGCGCCTGATATTTCGGATTGGATTGCAGCACCTGCTGCGTGAATTGCAGGCGCATAGCCGCCGTGGGGTCGTTCTCGCGCAGTGCAGGCGGGTTTCCGAGGCTCATCAGGGCCACCTCATCGTTGGTTTCATTGAACATCTTCTGCGAAGCAGGGCCGGTCTGCATCACAAGCTCGCTGGCGAGCGTAGGATCAATGGTGCGAAGCGCCACAGAGATCAGTTTGGACCGATCAATGACGCCCACAGTGTCGAGAGGCAGCACCAAGGAGGAAATAGCCTTGAGCTTCTCGGTCACAAGGTCGGTGGACAGCTCGCGCACGTCGAACTTCAGCGTGCAATCGAACTCCTGCACGTTCTCCGGAATCTGAATCTGCGATCCGGTCACGCGCATGATCTCCTCAGGCCCCATGTACTGCAAAACCAAGGCAAGAGTCTGTCGGAAGGCCTCGGTCCACCCGTGCAGCCAGTTGTTGATCAGGCGCTGCTGACGCATCTGGGTGATCGCAGGAGGCACTTTCTCAGTAGGACGCCCAAAGTATCTGTCGGTCTGAGCCTCGACCGCGGCCATGAGCTGGAACGCCACATTGGGCTCCCGAGACGGCGGTTGCATGAAGCCAATCTCACCGCGACGGAGCACCGGGATCTGGATCGCCGGACCGATCTTCAGATTGCCGCCACGAGTCTTCGGGACTTCGATGGGCGGGAGCGTCGTCAGGCTGGTGTAATCGAACACCGAGTCGCGCTGGGCTTTGACCTCGTGCTGCCACGTGGACGCAATCTCGGGCACGCCTCGGGATTCCACGATCTTCCGATGGATCAGCTCGCTGCGCCACACCACAAACGGATACTGCCCATGGGCATAGTCCAGCAGCTCAAAGTAGCCCCACTTGTTACCAACCTGAGGACAGAAGACGGTGTAGAACACGCCGGGGATACCATCCTCGTCCACAGCCTTCTGGTAGGCATAGACGATCTCGATCAGGTTCGACCTATCCATCAGCGCGTTGTTCGACAGGCCGAGCGTGTAGGTGTAGTCCGCGTAGTTGCTGAAGCGGCCCATCGTGTTGATGGCTTCCTGCGCCCACTCGGCATCCCACTCGTCGGTCTCAACCTTCTGCAGCACCTCCACCTCGGTCATGTAGAACCGGCGGAAGACAACACGCGCAGACTGGATGTCGGTGGTCTCAGGAGGGAACGCCAGCTCGTCATACGGTGCCAAGGCCGCGATCATCGGCTTGTTGGTGACCATCGTAGGCACCGGGAAGTCGCACTCGCCCTCGTCGCGCAGTTCGCGCACAGCCTTCAGCGCACGGCGCTTCGTAAGGTTCGGGAATGCGGCAAGCAGGAGTTCCGCGGACTGATCGTCGGCCTCGGGATTGGCAATGAGTGCCGGCATATCGGCCAGCACCGAGCCCTGAGGGGACTGAGCGGCCAAGGCTACAATCTGATCCATCGTCAGGTACTGCTCTTTCTGACCCATCTCCTGCTGCCAAGTGACGTGTACCCCGGTCCAACCGTAGGTCCACAGGTACTGCGACAGCAGCTCGACCTCACGGGTCAAGTCGGTGTACATCCGAGCATTGATCGCCCAGTCCATCAGGTTGTGCGCGGTAGACGCCACCTCCAGTTGGGAGACGTTGGAAGGAGCTACCCTAAGCATCGAACGCCAGAAGGCAGTTGAGCACAGGTCGACCATGCCGTTGACCACTTCATCGGCCAGCGGGATACGGGTGTCGCTGGCTCCATCCCAAGGGAACGCTGGGTTGGTACGGTTGCCGTCGTTCCACTTCTTACCGTCATCGGTCTGACCGGGCCACCGACAGTAGCGCACGTTCTCGCTCTTCTGCACCCGACTGCCGATACCGTACTCGGTAGCGGACCTGCGTAGCTCATCGGTCAAAGCACCGATGTCGGGTGATGCACCGACCTTCGCCATCTGGTCGGTTGCCGTCTTATAGGAATTATCTTGCATGGTCGTAAATACTAGTATCCACCGCCGCCGCGGGAATCAAAGCCCCCCTTGCCCACGTAAGCAAGGCCGGAGACCAAGAGCATCCCCAAGCAATCAATCGGATCCTTGCTCGCTCCCTTCTGCCCATCGCGTCCGGTGTGCTCACTCAAAGCATACGTCAGGTTGGAGCAGTCCTTGGTGATGTATAACTCGGGCTCGTTCAATGGCGTCAGTGGCTGCGTTGCATCGTAGGACAACAAGCTGTTGATCGCTGACGTGCGCTGGTCTACGGGCACGCCCGGGGCAGGTACAAATGCCATGGGCTCGTCCAGTGGGTTATCCGATTCTGCCAGTAGGTCGATCAGGGTAGTCCCGCCTTGCTCCGATAGTGCCGGGCTACCGCCAGCCTTAGGATCAATCAAGCGCATCACAGGCTCGCCGTAACCAAGCTCGGCCTCGATGGTCCTGAATAGGTTTCGGTACTCCGATATCGACCGGCCAGCATCCAGAGTCTGCGCAGGTCCAGCCTTGCCGTCAGGTTTCTCGCTAGGCAGCACCCACTCGCCGTAGTTTGAGAAGTCGGGGAACTCCCGCACCACAATGCGCTTCCCATCCTCGTAGGCCAGTAACCATAAACAGAACCAGTTACGTGCGCCTGCAGGATCGCACACCATGTACAACGTACCCCCGGCAGGCACCTTGTCGCGCTCGATGCAGTGGATATCCGGCCTGAACCTAGCGAAGGCCTTCCCGATGTTGTCCGAGGCCCACCCGTAGGCCCGGGTCAATATCTGGCCCATGGGCGATGCCACCAGCTTCGACTTCATTTCATCGAAGGGGTTGTACGGGTTGTCCTCGGAGAAGAAGAAGCACACGCGCCGATTGGTCTGGGCCTGCACCATTGTGCGAGCAGCCTTGCCCACAGGCCACGTAGGAAGGGCCTGCTTGCTCTTGAGCAATTCAGCTTCGTCGAATCGGGTAATAGCCGAGCCAGCGGTGAACTCCTTATACACCGATGCCACACCTTCAAGCGGTGTCTGCGTCACCAAGAGCTTGCCGCGGCGGGTAATCAGTCGATACCGGAGCGTCTCAACCCAGCTCTGTGGCACCAGCTCATCGCACCAGATCAAGTCGGCCTCGCGGCCCTCAATAGTGTTCTCAGATTGCGTGTAGTTCAGGAAGCCGC